CGTCGCTGTCAAGCTCTGCTTCATCGTCTTCGCTGTCAAGCTCGGCTTCATCGTCTTCGCTGTCAAGCTCGGCTTCATCGTCTTCGCTGTCAAGCTCGGCTTCATCGTCTTCGCTGTCAAGCTCCAGCTCCGCGTCACTATCCAGCTCCGCGTCTTCGGCGTCGTCAGCGTCGCTATCCAGCTCCGCTGCATCGTCTTCATCAAAGTCGACGTCAGTGTCAGCTTCAGCCTCCTCTATAGAAGCGATGATCTCATCCATTTTTTGAATCGTAACATCAATTACAGTATACACATTTGTGAGTTTTTCATAACTGTTTCGCATTTTTTTAAGTAGCAACCCAATACGTTTTTTATCTTTTACAAGTTCAGATGTCAAGTTATTTTTACGTTGCGGATTCGTATGATTTTCACGAATGAGATTATTGATGTGACTGTATATTTCCTCTAAATAGAATATTTGTGATCGGTGCTCTTCCACCATATTATCAAATAATTGTTTTGCTTTCAAATATACGGATAGTAAATGTTTATTGTATTTCATATTATGACGGAGTTCAAGCATCTTTTTTATGAGGTGGGTTTTAGATTCTTTTTCGTCTTTACGAAAATCATTTATTGCGATGTCTCGGTAGGCTAAAAAATCAGAATCACCATATGTTTCGTCTTTACTATCTTTATTATCATGATGTCGTTTCATACTAGTGACGTATTAGTATACCGTTATTATAATATTAGAATAATAATATTAGAATATTACCCGACCCCTATTTTTCTAATTTGTTCCACCAACTACATGGTTTATGCCAAAAATCGGTATAATAGATATCGCCTGCGCATAAAAAAGCGGCAACATAACTGTATGAACTCGCAGATGTAACGAGTATATCCGCAATAGTCATACCGATGAATGTATCTTCTGTATTATCATCCAAATGCATCATCACGTCTTTCCCGATGATCGGGTGTTTATATATATTTGTAAAATTCTCGAGCTTTCCCTGCGAATAGATGTGAAACTGAATCCGATTATTCGCGTCATATTTTAAATAATTACCGCGTATATGTAAAAGAGATTTTATATAATATTCATTCGTATACTCTTCACCTCCGTTAGGGCGAGTATCGTCACAATTGGGACGTCTTATATGTATTGCTAGATGATGTGTATATTTCGTAGATGTTTCATTTGCCGTTATATGATATAATCGTAATCTCTCGGCATCTTTATTTTTATTGCGCCAGTAATGTTCCTTGATTCTGTTCATGCTTCTACTTTTCATACATACATCCATATTTTTTTCGACATAATTGAACACATCGTAAAAATCGGGTGTAATTATCATATCTTTATTTGCGATATCATCGTAATGGATATAATTGGATTTCATGTTCATCGTTTCTTCCATCTTATGGATAAAATCCGGGTTCGCCGTATAATTGTGCGCGATTTTCTTGGGGCTTCGATACACAAAGATCGAGTCTTCATACTCTTCTGCGTATATACATGTCCAAATAAATCGTTGATACTGCGCTCCAAATCCGTCTTCAAAAGGAATCGAAGAAATATATCGTTTTGGTTTATTTGTATCGTCTTGGCTCGTATTGAGGACCGGCGGCGGCACAGATGTCGAGGCAACGAATTGACTTACTTGGTTCAGTTCATATGCGTTGGGTCGTGACTTGTCATTTCTTTCCGACGTAAGACGTCCTATATGACGATTTGTGATTTGATTATAAAATCCGGATAAATAACCGAGGCGCGTCCATCTATTGGCATAATCCATTTCGAAAAATTGGTTAGGAGTATCGTAGTCACCAACCGTAAGGATCGCGTCTACATCAACAATAGACGGCCTAAAACTGTAATGCGGCCAATAATGACAATTTGGGTAAGTTATATCATCATTTCCTACATGTTTATGTTGATGAAGCGCAAGGTCGTGTTTCATTCGCCGTAACATACGATGTCCTTGAATTTTATAATCATCGATCGTCTCGCCATAATTACGATTGTATAATATTTGCCGGACATTATAACCAGAATTTCGCGCATCTGTCATCATTTGTGTGGCCTTCTCGATATAACTACCGGGTGTATGAAATAGAAAGTCGTCTTCCATATGTATCCAATATTCAAGTTTCGGTCGTAATTCGTTCAGTTTCTTCCAAATGGTTTTCATGCTACTACGATGCCCCTTTTCGGATGGGGATTTCATAACATAATCGATCCAAGGATATTTTTCTCGCATGATTGCGCGATCTGTTTCACTCGAATTATCGTCGACGCAATACCAATAATCAATCATATGAACATCATGCCACATATTTAGTATCGAATGTATGGTTTGTTGAAATAAGTCAAGACGTTTACATGTCGTAAATGTAATTATGATACGCGGAGAGATACGGTTACATTTTACGATTGCGGTTCTTGATTCAGGTGTCATCTGTATTGTTGGTATATTTCGACTAAGGTAAGGCAATTTATCAAGCGACCGTAATACATGATATTCTTTAATACTGCCCCCGCTTATTGTCATGAGTTCACACGGAGCCACTAGCGAGTCTTTCACCTTCATGAAAAGACGTTTCCATGTTTCGAGATCATCATCGCTGTAATTGTCGTTCTTTGATGCGATCACCGCAAGAAATTCATCAACTACAAAAAATAACCGTAATAGTTCCGGATAAGAATCGTCTTCGAAAAAATTTCGATAAAAAACTAGATTCGTATAGGTCGACGTCATGTAATGAAATGGCATAATATTATGTCGCAGTATCGTTTTACAACATTCATATCCACTTCGTTTATCTGAAATATAAAACGCGGATATCGAATTATTATACTCGATCATATCATTATATTTGTCGGTGGAAAGGAATAGTTTATTCTGTGGATATTTATTATAATTTTTATATTTATGATAGAGAGCATTTACCATGACATGATTTCCGTCTGCGCGAAGATTTTCCATTAACGTCGCAATACCTTCAATCCGCTCTTCATCATATTCCATCGTAGCACAATAATATTTCATCGACCGATATTTATCGCCTTTCTTATCATAAAGATTTCCAAGGCATAATGCGCTGTAATATTTCTCTTGACTCCAGTTATTTTGGGAGAGAACACGAAGATACCACTCGATCGCTTTGTCGATATAAGCAGGTCCGGCGTCCATCCAACTTTGTGCGCAGTAGAACGCATATCTCTCAGCAAGCGCACGATTGCCGCCGCCGCCACTTCCGCCGTTCTCGGCGGCAGCAAGTTCTTCTCGATATCCGCGTTCTAATACATCCGCATCCTTGACATATTTATTCGGATCTTGACTACGACTTCCTACACGCCCAGACTCTATATAATAATTCCCTTGGATCGCAAATGAGCTCTCTTCTTTATCAACGCATGTGATGTATTCATGAAGCACACCGATGTATCGCCATCGTTTTCGATTATTTACAATCAACGTTCGCATGTATACGAACGACTCACCTAGTTTGAGTTGATACGCATCATGTGTTAGAACCTGTGGCAATTTGAAATCACCGTGTATAGTATCATCCGCGTCGAAAATAAAGAGATAATCGGTTTTGTTAAACGCCATTTGTAGTGCTAGTGTGCGATTGAAGCCGAAATCACGCCATTCAACCTGCTCGATATGTCCGGGTATGTTTTTTATCTCGAAAAACTCGCGAATCAATTCCATCGTATTATCAGTAGAACCTGTATCTGAAATATAGTAGGCATCAAAATCGACATATCTCGTAAGATTTTCGAGTGTTTTCGTGATGATATGTGATTCATTTTTTACGATCATGTTCAGACATATCGTATAAGATTTAGACGGTTTCCTATCATATATTTCTGTGATTTTCATATGATTGATAAGATTATATGAATTATATCTTATGTTTTTAGGTCCATTTTTATTTTACATTCATATAATAATCATATAATATGTCATTTACGCGTTTTCATGACGACCCTGATCGTATTAAAAAACAACTTCAACAATCGACTGATGTAGGGCGTTATCGATTGAATGTTCCCGGACCAGGCGACAAACCGCTTTATTATGAAGATCCATATGTTCGAGCACAATTATGGGCAGGCAACATTATGACGAACTCCGTCGATGTTGAAGCGGAATTATTCGGTCTATCGCGTCGCTTGAACCGCGATTCTGTTGAGAATTATCATCATGATCAACAGGCTTCGGTTGCTACTCGCACAAACGAAATGATACGATGCCCTACTCGCGGAGGGAGTTCAGTTGAACAGACGCGCGCCACTCATCCCGCATGGATGTTGCGTGATATCGAACAAGACAACTGGAAAATGCTTCACTTCGACCCTCAGGAAAATGTGTTTATGCCTTTCTTTAACAATCTGAATACACGTATTATCGAAAAAGATCGTTTTGTTTCACAGACAACCGTTCCTGGTATTTCTGATGACACATATTTCGCGGTTCATCCAGCAAATCGTAATCCTTCAGTAGAAGGTATGGTCGGAGGACGACGCGATAATGAACGCGGTTTAGGCGAAGGATTTGGGTGTGCTGGTGCTGGTCCTGGTGCTGGTGTTGAGGGTGTCGGAGATATCCGTCAGTTTAGCGGAACAAACACCTTGTTTTCATAATCGTAGTTAGATCTATTCTAGAATAATAATATTATTATTATTATTATATGTATTAGAATAATATATATATTAATACCAGTAACATAAAACTAACAAAATGGCTGAAATAGCGTTGATATTAGGAAGTCTTGGAGCAGCTTATATCGCATCGAATCGGAAATCCACCGGGGTTGTGAGCGAGGGTTACCGTAATCCCAACGCGAATAATGCCAGATATTTGCCGAACATGAGTATTCCTATTACGAATTATCCGGTAATTCGCCCAAATACTGGAACAAACGTGAATGAATATAAAAATCCAAACACGCACACCGATCGTTATTATGCGAATAATGTGGATTATGATAAGATGTCTGCTGGTGTTGCTGGTGGTGTTGGAGGTGTAGGCATTCTTCGCGGTATTGCGGAAAGAGGACGCGACAATACGAATGATAAGAAAGACATTATTCCCAAAACGGGACCTAATGCTATCACCGGCGTCGTTGGAGCGGGTTTAGACACACAGTTCGGAGATAATTATAGTAAAGATGGGTTTATGTCACTCACAGGAGCCCAAATCGATCCTATGGCATTCACGCATAATAATATGGAGCCGTATTATGGCGCGAAAATACGCGGATTGACAACCGGTGCGAATATGCATGAAAATGTCCTTGATAATAAAGTCGGCGGCGGTTCACAGTATGTTAGCAAGACTGAACAGGCGCCGCTCTTTCGACCGCAGGAAAATATGCATCACCCAAATGGTATGCCGAACCAGAATGACTTCTATCAGTCACGCGTTCTTCCTAGCATGAAAATCGCGAATGTGAAACCGTGGGAGGAGGTGCGGGTTGGACCTGGATTGGATCAAGGATATAGCGCACAAGGAACGCTTGGATTTAATTCAGGAATGGAAGCGCGAGAGAAATGGATTGATCGCGGTGTCGATGAATTACGCGTGAAGACGAATCCGAAGCTTACATATTCTCTCGAAGGTCACCAAGGACCTGCCGCACATTATATACAAAATGCGCCTACTGCGGAGACTTTAGGGCGCATGGAGAAACATTTGCCTGACACATTTTTTATCAATACACCTGACCGTTGGTTCACTACAACCGGTGCTGAAAAGGGTGAAACACAGCGTGCGATCGAGATGGACCGAGAGAGTAATCGTCAGACGACGACTACGGAATACTTTGGTGCGACTGCTCCAGCAGATGGTGGTAGCGCGATGTATGCTCCCAAGAATTTCGAAGATACGCGTCGTCAGACCTATGACGGTAAGCCGATAATTAACCCTTATGCTGCGGAGAAAAATACCGCAACAGAGGCCGACTTTGGTCGTATGAGCTACAAGTTCACACACAACAATCGAACAACGGTTCGTCAGAATGATATGGGTGGTATCCATGGTGCGCTTAAGGCAGTCGTTGCGCCGTTGTTGGATGTGCTCAAACCCTCTCGCAAGGAAAATGTGGTTGGAAATGCGCGAATGTATGAGAACGCACGTATGCCGGTTTCTGCTGCGGTGACTGCGACATTCAATCCTGCTGACCGCGCACCTACTACTATCAAGGAGACGACAGTAGGATTGGTTGGGTTTGACCACTTGAATGTGGAACGCCAAGCCGCTGCCGGTTATCTAATCTCTCAGAATACACCGGTGGATACCGAACGTGCCACAACCAGCACTGATTATTTAGGAGGCGCAGGAGGAACTGCGACACGTATGGGAAATGGCCTATACAA